GATTATAACAAGCTGCCACTATTTAGACAGCTCGCTTTCCACTTGCTTCAATGCCTTATTGGCCTGGTCATAGAACTGCGCCAAAGCGTTGTTCTTCTGTTGGTACCAGTTTTCTATCCTCCTTTCCTTCTCATCCCTGGTTAGGTCCGGGTTATACTTGATTGCTGCAAGCACTGTTTCTTGGTCCTTGAACGCGCTATCAATCTGACCAAAGGCGTTATCCATGTTAATCAGCAACTGGTTAACCTTATCGGCTGAAAAGTCCTTCATTGGCTGCTGATCGCGTATTGCTTGTGCGGTCAATAGGTCAAATGCAGACTTGGCGCCGGCTGCCTTTTTCTTGAGCTCAAAATAACCTTCAGTCCACTTAGTACGGTACGGAACACGCTGGCCCTGGAATTGATAGGTTAGGTAATCAATCGGCTCCTTAACAAATGGACGCGCCCCCCACTCTTTCTCGTTCCAAAGTAATGCCTCGCTACCATCTGAAATATACGCCTCAACATAGCGCAAGTAACCCTTCATGTAGTGCTCAGCAACCAGTGGCGACACGCCAAGCGCCTCACCTAGATTGCGGTACAGTTGTGGCGTGCGGTCAGTAAACTGATACTCGTTTGGAACGTGCATCAAACGCTCAGGAACAATCGGCGCACCGGTGAATTTCTTATTCCTTGCGACCTCAATTATTGGCTGGAAAATGCCAGGGTAATCACCAACGCCAAGCGTATTAGCAAAAGTCCAAGCCAACGTCTGCGCCGCCTCTTTACCGTCACGCTCTTTAATGTAATCCAGGCTTACCTCTGGAATAGTGGCAAACAAGTGCCCTATATCGTAAGGACGCGGTATTTTAAGCGGCTTCTCAGCACCAGGAAGGAAGATCCACCAGAAGCGCGCTTTCTGGTCTGGCGTTAATGCCTGATAGCGATCATCATCTTCATTCAGCAACCACAAGATCACCGTCATAAGCGTGAGAACGCCACCAGCCGCAAGAAACCTAACCTTGGCATCATCAAGCTTGGCAAGGTTGCTACCCTTCATTTCACCGCGTAATTCAAATATCTCACGCGCTGTCTTATCCAGGCCCTGAATACCAGCATTCATAAATGGCACAGTGCGAAGGAACTTAGCCCATAACTCATTGCGCCCCATCTTGCTGAAGTCGGTTGCTACCTCTCGAGCTTCCCACGCTGCTTCAAGCGCATTTTTTCCAGCTTGGCGGCCACGGCGATAATCACCAAGACGACTGCCGTACTCAAATGCACTTGCAAAGCGATCATACCCGGCCAGGAACTTGGCTGCGGTATCCCACGCGTTACGACTTGGAAGGTCAAGCTGGCGGCGCTTCCTTGTTTCCTCTGTTCTTGCCTCGATACGGGTACCATAACCACCACCATGCAAGCGGAACTCTCGGTAAAGCTTTGTTTGGAAAATGGAGTGCCCCATACCAATCAAGGTATCCCATACCGGGATAAACTTGTTTTTACTGATCACAAACGCACTTAACGTATCGCGCACAGCGTTAGGACCAAGAAACTGAAGCATTGACGTTACGGTACGAGTTTGCAGGTTCTTCACGCGGAACATGGCATTTAGCAACGCGCCTGACTTAAAACCCCTCATGCCTGTTAGCATATCCACCAGTAATGGATTGCGAACCTCAAACCAGGTGCGCTTACCATCAATAATGGCGCTATCAACATAAGTTTCTGCTGTTGTCGGCTTATGGCCAAATGTCCAGAAGTTAAGCAAATCAGGGTTAGACTCAAGCGCCTGAGCAATATCATCAACATCAGTGATCTGCGCATCAGGGTCGCCAGCCATTATCATTCCGTCTTTACTTACGGTAAGGCCAACATCAGCCATAGCTTCAGCAATCTTTGACGCCATCTGAGTTTGCTCAACCTTCACAAGCTTGCTATCTGGTGCAAGCTTAACAGCAAACAACGCACCATCCTGGCTGGTCATAATATCGCGGTAAAGCGTTTGTTTTGCCCTGGCAATCAATGACGCCCGGATATTTGAGTAAAGCCCCTCAACAATGTTTTCAGCAATATCACGCACATTCTGAGTGCCACCGCTAAGGCGCTTTCCTATTGACGTTGTGCCAGCCTGATCACCATCCTCAAGGCGTTCTATTACCCGGTGGAATGGAACATAGTTTCTGTTGGCATCAGCAAAGGCTTGTTTTTGTTTTCCGTCAATCAGGCCCATCTGCTCATAGAAGTCCAGCATCCGCTTGTTGAACTCCTGGTATTCCTTGAACACCTCGCGGAACTCAGGGTAAGTAACACCAAGCTTTAAGCCGGATTCAATCTCTTGCTTTGTGAATAACCTTTCACGGCCCTGCTTCATAAGCTCGTTTGCCCGGCGAGCCTTGAAGTAATCCATAAGCAAGTCAAAGCGCTTCCAGCCATGTTTTGATACCGGCCAAAACACCTGGTTAAGACCTTTGCCGTTAAACTCAAATGTTCCATCTTCAGTAAGTGAAGGCGTGCCATCTTTCAATATCGCTTCATGCAAAGACTCAGCGCCATTGATAAGCTGGAATTGCTTGAATGGGCTCAACGCTGCATCACGCACTTCACCATGAAGCGTGCGCTCAACAACCTTTGCAGCATGAACTTTATCAATAACCTCTTGGCGATAACGCTCAAGCGGGTATGACTGCATGTATTGAATGATCTGCTGCGACTGGCTTAACTCTTTGCCTGACTTGGCACGCAACTGAGCACGCGCACCTTGCAGATACCATCGGTGCATTTCATCCTGAAGCTTGGTCATTTTTTTGTTAAGCGTTGAATCTTCAGCAAGCACTTGCTCAAAACGCTGAGTAAACAACGGCGCCGCCGCTTTTGCTTCAGCGTAATTGGTAAGCCATAAGCGCACGAACTCAGCAAAGCCTTCTTTGTACTTTAGGTTCTTCTGGCTGGTGTAACTCAGGCCGGCAACCTCATCACTGTATTTAGTGTCTTTATAGGCCCTAGTGAATCGCTTGTTATATCGGTAGTGCATATCCAGGTAGTGAGCCATTTCATGGGCCATAACCTCAACATCATCATAATTCGCCACACGCACTTCGCTGTTATTCTTGCGATAGAAGCCAAGCTTTGACTTGCCCTTTACTTTGCCCTGGTAAAGTCTTGGCCCGATAACATCCTCCACCATCACACGCACACCCTCACGGCGCGTTGGATTATCTTCTGACTTCAACTTCACAGAACGATCCCCAATAGCGAACTCATCACCTTCAGGCCGCTTTGGTACGCCGGCCTGGCGATATGTTGGACGCCAGTTAGGCATAGGCACATCAGCGCCAGCGTTGTACATCATGGCACTGGTTCCGTCCTGCTCTATTTCTTCCTGGTCCCTATTCTTAGGTTTCAACTCTGCAATAACCAAGGCATGACGCGCCTTAACCTTTGCAAGCTCATCCGCTTGCGACCAATTAGCAATCTGACCTTCAAGATCTGGAATGTCACGCTCAGCCTGTTTGATAAGCTCAGCCTCATTCTTTGCGTCAGCGCTGATACGCTTAACCGTGTTGGTAATGCGCATAGCCAAGCCGGTAGGATCAGCTTCAGCAATATCTGGAATATCAACCTGGTATTCCTGCTCACCCTCTATGGTGATCACGAACTCTGCGCCACTGATATTATCCAGGCGCAACTTAAATCCAGCATATTCACCAATAGGTTTTGTCTCTTGCCCGGCATCAGCCATTTTGTTGGCCGCCGCAAGCAATGCCTGGCCAGCCTCTTTGTGCTTATCGTACTTGCCGCTATTGATTGTGATAGAGAAGTCTTTTGGCGCCTTCTCTGCCTTTTTAGCATCACGCGTAAACTTCAGCATTCTATCCTTGCCAGTTTCAATGCGTAGCTTCAGGCGGCGCACCTGATCACGAATGCGGAACTGCTCGCGGTCATGCTCATCTTCAAGCTGTTCAAGCTTTCTGATTTTCTGGCGCAAATCCATTTCTTCCAAGATAAGCGGGTTACCGCTTGAGGCCGCTTTCATTTCAGCTGCATTACTTGCCTCGCCGCCAACGTCCTCAATCTCACGCGTCTTGGTATTACCCTTGCGCACCTGCTCAATAAATCGCGCCTTGGTTTCAATGGTCTGCCACATACGGCTATCAAGCGTCTGCTTGGTTGCGTAGCGGTTAATCTCAACCTCAAAGCCATCAGGATCACGCTCATAAAGCTTGTTGCCCTGGCGAATGATACGACCTTCACGCTGTTCAAGGTCAGAAGGCCGCCATGGTGCATCCATGTGGTGTAGCGCAACAAGGCGCTCCTGCACGTTCATGCCGGCGCCCATCTTGGCGGTAGATCCAAACAACACACGAATGCGACCACTACGAACCTTACCAAACAGTTCTTCTTTCTGAAGCTCCGTATTAGCATCGTGAATAAATGCTATCTCCTGCTCAGGAATACCCTTATTGATAAGCTTCTGGCGCAAGTCATCGTAAACACTGAAATCACCATCAAGCGCCGACAATTCATCAGGGCTCATCTTGTCGAGTTCATCCTGGGCGCGCTCATCACCGTTATCTGCTTTTTCAATCAGATCACGGATTCTCGCCGCCTCTTTTGCCTTAGCGCCTTTAGGTGTGCTCAAGTCGATGAATACCAACTGAGCGCCTTTATCTGCACTCCATTGGTCATAGATACGCTTAATGTTGTCTGCTGCCTGATTTACTTTGCTACCTTCATAGTCGCCGTACATGGCCGGGTCTATCATGCGCATATCAAGCGCCGCCTTCCTGGCATCACTCATTATCTTCAGCATGTTATCCGCGCCCTTTTCAGGTTTCTTAGGCAAGTGCTCAGCACGCCAAACAAGACTCCCTTCAGGGTATGACTCGCGGCCATTCTCATCAGTGATAGGCTCGCCAATATAAGCGGCCTGGTCATCGCTTCGAGTAACAACAACATTCTGAGGCTTACCGCCTTTAACCTTCGGTACAGGTAGGCGCTTGCCCTGGGCTGCCAGTTGGCGGTTAATGTCATCACGGTTGATAACATCACCAAACGATAGATATCGCTGCATAAGCTCAGGGATGTTCACAAACTTACTGAAGCGACTATTTAGCTTGTAGGTGCCTGAAGGCGACAACTCCCAATCAGTAACAACCTCACCATACATGCGCGCCCATGCGTCAAAGTGCGCAATACCCTGGTCCTGTAATGTCTGGTAATCCAGGTAGCGCTGCATGGTGTACATTTCTGCCATGGTATTACTGATCGGCGTGCCGGTGGCAAATACCACGTTGTTCCCGCCAGTTTTTTCCAGGACAAACTGAGTTTTCATAAACAGGTCTGCCGCCTTCTGGCTACCTTGCGGATTACCAAGGCCGGCAACGCGGGTCATGCTGGTGGCAAAGCCAAGGTTTTTAAACTCATGCGCTTCATCAAGGAATAGCGCATCAACACCAAGCTCACCAAAGGTTAAGTTGTCATCCTTGTTTTCAGCATCAAATAGCTTCTTCAGCTTTTCCTGAAGGCGCTCTTTCTGCTTCTCAATCTGCTTAATGCTGCGTGACTTCTGCCCGTCCTGGGCCCGGATATTCTGAATAGCCTCGTCAATGTCACGGATCTGCTGGTTGATAAAGCGCTCTTGGAACTCCTTATCCATTTCAACCTTACCAAACGATGAGTGCGCAACAATAACAGCATCCCAATCACCAGTAGCAATGCGAGCAAATAAGCGCTTACGGTTGCCTTTCTCAAAGTCCTTCTTGGTGGCCGCCAGCACATTTGCGCCAGGGTAAAGTTTGGTGAAGTCCTCTGCCCATTGCCCGACCAAGTGATTAGGAACAACAAACATTGGTTTCTTAGCTCGGCCCATACGGCGCATTTCCATAGCGCCAGCAACCATGGTGAAAGTCTTACCAGCACCAACAACATGGTCAAGCAAAGTAGTGCCTGACTGTACGATACGCCAAACAGCGTTGGCCTGGTGTGGGCGCAACTTGATAATGTCGTCACTGACCTTTCCAGGGAAAGTAAGGTGCGAACCATCAAACTCACGCAAGCGATCGGTGTTGAATGTGTCGTTATAAATCCTGGTCAACCGATCACGCCGCGCATCATCCTGCCAAACCCAACGGCGAAACTCTGCTTTTAAACGCTCAACCTTTTCATTGGCCGCATTGGTGGCCGCTTCATTCACGCGTGTTGTGTTTTCGTCAATACGGTCACGCACAACAATCTGCTTTTGGTTTGCAGCTGCTGCAACAATGTCAGTAACCTGAACTCGATCAGTACCCCAACGCGAACGCGCCGCCTCAGTTGGTACGCCATCAATAGACCATTTTGCATTGGTAGGGATATAAACAGCCTTGCCGCTTTCATTACCAAGCACATGATCAACAAACGACTTCATATCTTCACGCGGCAACCAGTGAGCACCTGGCTTAACGTCAATATCAACGGCCTCAATATCTTCAGGCTGAACCGCCTCAAGAGCCTGGACGTTGCGCTTATACTTCCCATCAGCTTTGGCAAGCTGTTTTGCCTGCGCAAGCTTCTGCTTAACATTGCCACTCAGGTACTGGTCACGCGTTTCAAATCTGCCTGGCTCAACCTCAAACACAAGATCGCCAAGCTCATTGGCGATATAGCCTGGCGTCTTATTGTAAAGCTTCGCCATGTAATCCATATCAATGACGCCATACTCAGACAAGCTTGCTGCCATAGCATCCTTGGCCGTTGTCGCTTTGGTGGGCGCATTATATGGTGACTGAGTGCGCTTGTAGAATATCGCCGCCTTTTGGGCGCTTGGCTTGCGTGATTGCTCGCCGGTTTTCTTCGCCATTGCTGGCGTAATTCCTTTATCGAATGATTCTTCAAGGGCTGCAATTTGCGGCCAGGTAGGATCATCACGGAACAACCGTTTATTGGCATCTGAGTTTATTGGCCCATGAGACTTAACAAACGCGTCATATTCACGATTAAGACGCGTGCGCAACGCGTCAAGTGCCGCATCTTTCACGCCTTCAGTAAGCTGCGCCTTTCTCAAATCGGTGAATACATCACGGACCTTTATCATCCCCTCAACACGCTGGCGCGCTTTATCGCTTGCAAACTCAACCGGCTCAGCCTGGACGCTACCAAGCTCATTATCCCGGCGCACCATAACCTGGCCGCCATCCATGAACATACTTCCAACCTTGACGTTATCAACACTGGTGGATAGCTTAACCTCCTCTTTTGCTGGTTCGGCCTTTGACTCTGCCATAATACCTTTTGGTAGCTTAGCCAAAGCCTCACGCAACAACGCGCCGGTGTCCTGACCTTCACGCGCTACAAGCGCCGGGTCATTTGGGCCATACATAGAACCGTACGCACCCCACTCACCAAGCATCATGTCGGGATTTTTTACAAAGTATTCGTTCAGTGGTGTTTCAATGCCTTTGGCATCTTTCACGGTTTCAGTGCGCTTCCATGAAGGCCCTTTTCTTGGTGTGCCTTCTTCGCGTTTCTGAAGAAACACAATATCAGTTGTAACTTCTGTCCCGGCGTTCTTCAGGAATGCGTTGTTGGGCAAGCGAACAGCGCCAAGAAAGTCTGCCCGATTAGCCATATACTCACGCGCTGCCTGGTTGCTCTGACCATCCATAAGGCGGTTAGATACAACCATTGCCAGCACGCCGCCAGGCTTCAGTCCATCAAGACTCTTGGCAAAGAAGTAATTGTGAATGCTGAACTTGGATAAATCCTTGCGCTTACCGTCATAAAGCTTTTGGCTACCAAAGGGCGGATTACCTATTGCAAGATCGAAATAACCGTCTGGCATAGTAAAATCCTGGAACCCCATTGGTGTTTTAATGTTTGCACCAGGGTAAAGGTGCGAGGCAATGCCTCCGGTAATATGATCAAGCTCTACGCCGGTGATCTGACTCTTACCGCGCACACCTGCCGGCATCATCCCTAAGAAATTACCAGTACCAACTGAAGGCTCAAGCACGCGACCACCAGCAAAGCCCATATCCTTTACTGCCTTCCAGATTGAAGCAACAATCTCCTGGCTCGTGTAGTGAGCATCCTGTGTGCTTCTGCGCGCTGCGTCATACTCAGCATCGGTAAGCAACTCTTTAAGCTGTGCCGCCTCTTTCTCCCATCCTTTTGATACCTTGCCAGCATCACCATAGAAAGCTTGAGGAATACCACCCCAACCAACATAACGCGCAAGCGCCTGCTGTTCTTCTGGCGTAGCCTGGCGACCTTCAGACTCAAGCGTTTTCAGGATCTTGATAGCTTCCAGATTATTCTTGAACTTGGTTTTCTGGCCGCCTTCACCAATACCCATATCAGGCGTGATAGTGAACATATTAGCCGGTCGCTGCTCTGCACTTGTGGCCTTTTGAGTTGTATCACCTTCAGGTGTCGGCGCTTCTTCTGCTGCTTTTTCTTCAGCCTGAATTAGCTCTGAATCCCCTCTTGATACTGGTCGGCTTGCATCACTCGGCTTTTCATCTGCAACGCTTCCTGGTACATCGGTGCCGCGCTGCTCGCCTTGTCCGGTTCGCTCTGCTCCGCTGGTGGAAACAGGTGATTCTCCCTGACCATCTGAAACGCCTCGTCCGGTTGATAGCCCTGGTTCTCCAGCTCGCTCACTTCCGCCAGTGTCTGTTCTGCTGCCTGCTTCAACGCCAGGTCTAACGCCCCCTGCTTTTTCAGCGCTTGGTACTTGCTCGGCTGGAACTCCTGCCAGTGTTTCTTGGCCTGGCTGATCCAATTCTGTAGGTTCATTGGTTTGCTCCTGGTTTATTAGATTTCTCAGTTCACCAACGCTAATCCTTAATTTTCGCTCTCCCAGCATTCCAGGATTTTTAGTAACTGTGACCATTGCGCCATCAGGCATATCACTTCTTATCTGCCCGATCGTTTCAATAAGGTCGCCATCCTTATTTTCAATTCTGCGACCACTTCTTATGGACCCTCCTTTCTCACCTATAGCATCCTCAATGCCACGCAACTTTTCTTCAAGTCGATCATCAGTAACAGCGCCTTGCTCTTTTATCTTCGTTTTTACCTGATCTCTTAACTTAACAAGTTCTTGCTGGCTTAGTGCATCGTCAACTCGCTCGGCGGTATCTGCCACAGGAATATCCTCTGCGCTACGCTTTCCAGGCTCTGAGGCAATATCACTAGGCTGTTGCTGCTGTGCTGGTTCAGGTACTCGTCCAGGCTCCTGGCTTCGCTGCTGCTGATCACCTTGTCGTTCAACGCCTGCTGTATCCACTCTTGCATTTTCTTCACTCCGCTTCTGGTTGTACTCCTGAATGCGGTTATCACGGATGAAAACACCCCCATCCTTTTTGAAAGCATAGGGGTCAATCTCTTTGGCCTGGTCCAATGTCATTTCACGATCAATGACGCCGGTTAGTTCCTTTCCGCGCTTAGTTGTGCGTTGAACTCTCTCAGCGCCTTCACCATAGACTGGCGCCGCATCCGCTGGTTGTGCTTCATCTTGCGTTTGTTCTTCAATTGACGCTTCTTGCTTGGGCTCATCCTTAACTTGCTCCTTGGCCTGTTCTTCAACAACCACTTCCTGAGTAGGAACTTCAAGCGGTACATCAACATTCTCAGGCATTGCTGCCTGCTTTGGCGCGTAATCAACTACTGGCGCCGGTTTAACTCCGCGCTGCTCAAGCTTCTCTGCAACAAGCTCTGCCATGCTTTTTCGCTGCACTGGCTGCTGCTGTTGCTGAGCATTTGCAGGATCAAAGGCTTGTGCTGCCGCCTGCTCTGCTGGTGCAAACTGAGTTGCTTCAACCTGCTGATTAAGAGCAATGCCAAGCTGGCGCTCTGGTGCGTTCAATGCCTGGTCAATTTTCTCTTGTGCTTTAACAACTGGATGAGCAACGCCGCTCATCATTGGGCCAGCAAGGCCGCCGATAATACCGGCATCAATAAGCCGCTGGCGCGCTTCTGCCCAAGTCATATCCGGGTTAATCATCTGCTGATCAAGCCCTGTTTGGATTGCCTCGGTTAATACTTCCTGCGCTGACTCTGCCAAGGCTCCTTTAAGAACCCGCTTAAAGAAGTTCTGCCCTGGCTTCATAATGACTTTAAGAGGAATGTACTCAGGGATAGCTTCAGCTGCTGCATTTGCTACCGCGTAGAACTGCGCTTCATCTGGTGAAAGTCCTTGCTCGCGCCCTTCAGCATAAGACTGGCCGCCAACCTGGCCGGCCATAAGGCGCATACCAACACTTGGATTGCGCGTAAGGATACTGCCCAATAATGCAGGTCCCATTTCTGCCACGCTGCCAATAGCCGCACTACCGTAGTAAGCCGCACTTCCTGGCTCAGCGTTTACCGGCTCCATGGTTTTCTGAGTTTCTTCACGCCAATACTTAGCAAATCCTGCAATCTCATCAGGATTGATAATGCCCATATCAGCAACTTGATTTAACTGCTGCTCGTTAAGTGATCCTGTGACATTGCGCTTTATGTAGTCGAGCGCTTCAGGGATAGGTGTTTTAGGATCAACCAGACCTTCATTACCGGCCCATGCCAGCAACTTGTAATCACCTGGCGTAATCCCAAGTCGATTAGATACGATAGCGATATGGCGCTCACGCTCTTGCCCCATATCCTCGCCAAGCATTTGAATAAGTCCAGCTGCTGATTGCTGGAAACGCTCAGGAACATTGCGAACAGCCTTACCGGTTGCTGTTGCAAAGCTGTCATATTCTGGTGGCGCTTTCTGCATCGCACCGGTAAAACCATCAACCTCTGGCTGATCTTCTGAAGTGAAAAAAGACTTAGCCCGGTCAATTAAACCAGGCTGCTCAGGTTCTGGCTTTGGTCCATAAAGCTCATTGTGCCAGGCTGCCAACTCCTTGGCGCCTTGGTTGTCTCCTGCAAGGTGTGCTTTTTCAAGTGCTGTTAGCAACTGATCCTTTGTAGGTTGTTGGTTCTCTGCCATCCCCGCCTCACTGTGAATACATTTCAAGTAATTTGTTGCGGTCTATATTACCACTTTGCCCCAAATCTTGAACCTGAATACCAAGCTTTCTCGCTGCCTGTGTTACGGCTTGTGAGCGAGTAACGCCACCCTGGCTATAAATCTTAGCCGCTTCAGTTGCGATAGACTGAACCTTGCCGCGTGTGGCTGGATCAAGGTTTTGCAAGTTACCTTGCTGATCAAACAGACCGCCAAGCAACTCACCAGCCTGGCGATACATAAGCGATTCATCGGCTGATTTTAGACCGCCATCACCACTGGCACGCGTTAAAGCATTCTGCCGGCTTGTTTGGCGGTCAAGCTCTTGGCTGCTGGTTGTGCGCTCAATAACCCGCCCGTCTTTGTATAAACGGTCCTCAGTTCCAAACGTCATCCGCTCAGGGTTTTGCAATAACTCATCAATCTGACGAGCCCTGGCAAGCTGCATTTGTAGGAAGTTTGGATCGTACTGTTCAGGCATCTTTGCTGCGAGCTCTGGCGATACGCTTTGGCGCGCAAGCTGGTAAGCCTGTTCAGGGTTTTCAGACTGAAGTACATAGGCTGACATTTTGCCAACTGCATCAATATTTTCTTGAGTTTGCTGGCGCTGTCGCTCATCCATCTTGCTTAGTGAGTCAAGCATCTTCTTAGCTTCTTCAGGATCAAATGCGTTAAGCTGTTGCATTGCCTGCTGATCACCAGTTGACGCCTTGCCGCGCAACTCAGAAAGCGCATTACTTCGCTGGCGCGCCGCATCACGATCTTCTTTCTTCCAGTCCATCATTAACGCGTTATTCTCGCGCGACTGACGCGCTCCCTTCACGGACTCAACGGTTCGGTAAACCTGGCCTAAGTCAATTCCTAAAGCATTTGCCATGATTAACCTCCCATCATGCTGTACATAAGGTAATTCTGAATACCTTGGTTTGCCGCCTGGGCATAACCCTGGTACGCCTGAGCCTGCGCATTGCCCTGGTTGATAGCATTGTTGGCTATGGCATTGCCTGTTGCCAGCGTGCTTTGCGTGACGTTGTTAGCCATGTTTGTGCGAGCATTGGCATCTGCTTGGTTCGCTACCTGCCCGACATTTGCCAATGATGCAAGCTGGTTGAAGTTTGTCGCCTTCTGGCCGGCATTGCGCGCATAGGCGTTTGCATACTCATTGCTGGCAAAGTCCTGGCCGAACCGGGTAAGTGCTTTTTGTTGTGCGCCTGATTGCAACATACCTCTTGCTGCTGCGCTCTTATCCAAGGCGTTGACGCCTTCACTTAGCCTGAATTGATAACCAGGATCTTCTTCAAAGCGAAAATTGCTTGGGTCAAATTTCCCTGAAGCAATGCCGCGCTGAAGCTGACCAAGGGCCTCTGTACCAATTTCACGCCATGGCGCGTTATCTTCACGCTGCTGGTCAAACACTTCACGTTGAAACTCAATGGTTTCTCGGTTCGCCTGCACCTGGGCATCACTGGCCTTCTGTGAAGCCTTTGACTGTGCCTTGCTTGACTGGTTTGCTGAGTATGCGCCTACAACGGCGCTACCAACTACTGCTGCTGCAACAACTGACATGGTTCGCTCTCCTGTTCGTTTGGTAGCGCTGCACGCTCACCAGGCGGTAATTCCCGGAATTGCGCCATGCTAAATACCGTTAAAATATCTTCAATGCCTTCAGGGCTTGTGGCATCTGTTTTATGAACCGTGATCCAATGGGTATCTTCGTGAGCATATCCGGCTCGCTTGCGACCTGGTACACCCTCCATGATGTTCACACCAGTTAGACGCTTTACACCATCAGGTGTTGCAACCGTAATATCACCACTCAGCATAATATCAACGTAACCAAATTTATGGACTCGACCTGTCAATAGGGTGCCTTTCGGTATCGTGATTTCACGCGCATACATGCCATTCACAAAGCGGTGTTCAACTGGCATTTCAACCTGCTCATGCTCAAGCATGACTTCTTCCATGGCCTCAATTTTCTCGTTCACCTGCTCAGCTAAAAGCTGGTGGACCTGTGCCGGCGTTAACTCATCCATTAAAACACCTCCACGCCAGCCGCCACAGCAACAACCTTTGTTGTACCCTGGGCGTCTGTTTTTAGCTGCAAGGTTTCGCCAGCCTTTAGGACAAGCCCCTCAATCGTGTATGCGCTCCATGACTCACCAATATCAAGAAGCTTCTCTTTGATCACCATGTTAGTGTCATCAGGCGTACCAGCTGCTGGCACAGTATGCACAGTGACGGTGGCCGCAACCGCCGCATTGTTACTGAATGAAAGCTTGCTGATAATGGTTTTCTTGTTTGCCGGTGAAGAATAAAGGGGCTGAAGCGTATCGGTTAACGCTGTAGCCCCAAAAATCTGAATAGGTACTGCCTGCATGGCTGACTCCTTAAAGCTTGATTATGTAGGCCAAGGCATAGAACTCTGGAACAGTGTTGACCGTCACAGAATGATTATGGCTTGTCTCGTTAATTGTTGTTGTCACAGACGTTGACACACTTGTCAGTGCATTTATGCCTGTTCCTGGCGTGCCAACCGGCTCAGCCTCTGCTGTGTTTGTTGTGTTGCTTGCTGTTGAGCTCGCGGTTATGCCTGTACTGACGCTGCTTGTGTTAACTGTTTCTTGGTTTGAACCGCCAGTATCGCCAATGTTAAGCGCGCCACCGGCACCACGAATAAACTTATCCCTAAGATCAGGTGTATCGTTCTGTCCATCACATAGCGCCCAACCAGCGGGAACACTTGCGCCAGACCACATGATTATGCCGCCCTTTGGAACCCTGGCTTCAAAAGACTTGTTAATCTGATTAGGGTCAACGCCTGGACTGATACTCATCACAATAGCCAGCATTTGCGCCAGGCTTGCACCCTCGTCCTGCTCCACTGGCTTTGGGACCGCCTGCCGGCCACCAGTCATAAGCTTGAGAATAAAATCAACATTATCCTCACTGCCGCCTGAGCGCTGCCACAGCTGGTGGATAAAGTCTGACATTGCCCTGGTAGGCATCCCCATTTGATCAACGATAGGCACGTTAAGCGGTGGTGGCCCTACCGGTACGCCATTGTTATTTTGCTCAGCCATTAAACCTCCATCCATGCAGACATAATGCTGACAGGCACAGGATCAGATATTGTGATTCGCCACGCCCTTTGTCTGAACATACCGCAACGATTCCACTTAACACGCGTCCGGTATTCACCCATCTTGCCAAGACTTTTCCAGTGCTCATTGCTCCATGTTCTACCACCATCATCAGACCATTGAAGCATTGCTTGCGGGTCCTCTGGCACTGGGTATCGCCCACGGCCAACCGCCATATCAACCTCAAAGCTTCTTGCTGTCATGCGCTCCCGGCCATTATGCGTAAGCATTGACGTTGCCTCGACAACAAGCGGTCTATCTCGGTCCTTCATCAAGTCTTGGGAAAGCTCAAGCAACTCTGCAACATAGAAACTCCCAATCACATTCATACCGTCAAAGTATGCACAGTCATTTGCTTCATGCCTGCCGTGATCAAAGTGACCTCTCTCATGCCAAAGCCCGGTAGTCACATCAAAACACCAGGTAATATTATCTTGCGGCCAGGTGATCACATAAAACACATGCCCATTCTCGCTATACCACCAGCCAATAGCGTCATCACGGCGAGCAAGCTGACTGATTGAATATTCAACCGCGTGCGTGCTTATCCGTTGTGGCTGGTATCCAGCCGCCATATAGATAATGCCATCGTCACCAAGCCAGGTAATTTTGCTATCAACCTTGGTGATAGACCTTGGCGCCGCACAGCCGCGCTCTATGAACGCGCCTTGCAGTCTGGCAAAAGGAAAATCAACATTCCCATTGTTGTACCAAATCTCAACGCTACGCGTACCAAATAGCCAAAGCTCCCGGTAGTTGCTAATCACGGCAACGGTATCGTCTGGCGATCCCTCTGCTGTCGCAAACTCAAGAGCATCGAACTCAACACTGAGTAGCTTTGATATAAAAAACTGCCCGGTACCTTCCCTGTTGAAAATAAAATAGCCATCCTGATAAGTGACAGTGTTCGCCGGGTAAAAAGCCTCGTCATCAATCAGGTTGACGCCATCAGCTTCAGACCAGTAATAACCCTTATCCCCATCAACAACCACAACATGGATGCCGTTATCAGCAATAGAAACGGTTGTCTTGCCAATAAAATCAACCGGACCAAGGTAGTTTGGTATTTTGCTGCCAGACTTAACCCGGTACATCGCCTTGTCGGTTACAGCTATTAAGTCCTCGCCGAACACATGAAGCCCAAGCACGCTTGAGCCAAAGGCGAGCTCTGCCATTGACTCAGTACCAGGTGCGCGCAATAAAACAGCTGACGACTTACTTGAAGGCGCCTGCTGCTCTGCAAACAAGTTTACAAGCCGCTCAGTGTTTGCCGTATCTGCCTTACCCTGGTTTGAGCTAAGCGCAAAGCCTACCGGTACTCTCATGCTGGCCCCTTGTTAATGTCATAGCCGCGCTTTCTGATAAGGCCAGAATCAACCTCAACCGTACCCATGCGGCTTTTACTGTTTGTGCGCTTTAATACCATGATGGCCTGCCGGTACCCTGCCGCCACAGCTGCGGATACTTCCTGCCCATACTCTGGCGCAAGCTCAATAGCAAGACCAAGGCGAATAGCCTTATCGTATCCAGGCGGGAACTGTACATCTTCAGTTAGCTCTGGAAGATCAGTAATAGGCTTTGTGGTGACAAGCTTTAGCGTATCGCCAGCTGTAGGAATGCAACTAAACTCAAGGCGGCCAAGCGGGTATTCAGGTTCGTAGTAAACGTAATCTGGCGTATTTACCACTGTATCCTTCAAGCTAATACTGGCCCAAAGGTTAAGACTGGCAATGCTTACCGGCGTTTCAAGGTTGCCTGCATCACGAATGCGCACATTCTCAATAGTTGTTGGTCGCACAGTGTCAAAGTCACCACCAGGACCAATAGTGTAGGTTCGCTTGCTGCTGAGTGCGAATGACTCATGCGTTAATGCAGGAACAAGCAGGCCCTCATTGCTCCAACTGTCCAGCATTTGCTTAGCATAAAGCAAAGCATCCTGAACCTCTGAAGCTTGAGCCTGCTCACCACTAGCAAGCACGCCGATAGTGCGCAAGGCACCATCAATCAGTTGCTTGGTCGTTGCCATTCAGCTTCTCCTGGATCTTGGCAATCAAGGTTTCTTCCTTCCAGGCTTTCATTAACTTCAGACCAAGGCCCTTACCAAGTTCAACGTGTTCGTCTTTGGTAAGGCTCTCAGGGTTTTCCTGGAATGCACTTAACAGGCCCTGCTGTTCAGCTGTGAGCTCTGCACCACCTTCATCACTTGATTCTTCTGCCTTCTTGAACTCTGCCGGCGAGTCGCGCCAACCTTCTTGTTCAAGATCGTCAATATCGGCTTCATCTTCAAAGGTGAACAGTTTTGCACCCTTCTCAGGATGATAAAGCCACATACGCTTTGGTTTGTTCTCTGGCATTGTGTTTCTCCGTTAATGGTAAAAGGGCGGCACTAGGCCGCCCGGTTAACTATCTTAGCCTGCTGCTGACCACATACGGTGAGCGAGCTCAGGATAGATAAGGTGAGTACCCCACACCGCATCAATACGGGTGATCTCAGTTTGCTGGTTAATGTCGTATGCACCAGTCATGCACAGTGACAAACCAGAATCAGGATCACGCACGCGTGACTTAACGGTAGCTGACTGAGGCAACTCAAGGTCAACCATTGCCAGGGCACAAGCATCACGATGGAACAGGAAGTTCTGACGGTAGCTTGTGTCTGCGGTACCCAATACAGTGATAGCTGCACCATCTGCTGGCGCTGCTGACACGTTCTGGAATGCAGAAAGGCTAACAGTGTTACCTTCAGCATCCACAGTGGTCAGTGTGCCATCGTTGATAGCAGGGCTTATCGGGATAGTCGCATTGCCAGTGCCGTCACTGTTCACATCAGCTGTTACAACAAAGTGCTGTAGGCGGCCAGTTGACTGGTAGCTTTGCGGGTTAATCTCATAGACGCCGGCAAAGGTAATAACATCACCCTCTTTCAGCAATCCAGTGACGCCAGTATCCCAACCATCAGTCACAATGCTTGAACCGGTCTGGTCTGCACCATTAGTCAATGGCGTACCACCATGCGCACCAACGGTATGAACAGGAATGTTCGCAGACTCAAACAGGTCAAAGCCTGCCAATGGGCCCATGTAACCCTTCTGCAATGCACCTTTCACCATTGCTTCGTTGTACTTGTTGCTGATTGCATCGCTGATTTCAGCGCCATCCAGCATGTTCAAGATACAACGGCGCATACCGTCATCAGGCACAGCTACGTTACCCATGTAGGCTTTCGCCAGGTGGAATGACTTGGTGCCGATTGCGGTGCCTGGCGTGCCTGAACTGAAAAACGCTTTCTTCATTTCAAGCAGGATAGAGCGGTCAATCACGTTGGCCAGCTGGATAATACCAGACTTCAGGTAACGCTCTGAGAACTGCTCAATGCTCAGCGTGCGGTCACGCATGGTTACTTCCAGACCAAAGTGCTCTTGGCGGTTAATCTGGAATGGGATTGTCTGATCGACCATTGGTTGCTTCTGCAACACGCGGCCAGACGCGGTTTTAGTACGGAAAGGCTTTTTCAGGCTGATAGTGTCACCAACCTTTGCGAAACGCTTTTCCAGATCACGGTAAACAAGCGGTGCTGTTACCAAGTTGTTTTTGAGAAGGCGCAATGCTTCTTTGATGATAATGTCATCCGTTAAGATGCGATTGCCTTTTTCACCTTGTACGCTCATGGCTTAATACTCCAAAGTTTCTGTTACCAAAAGCCTCGGCCACCACGTTGTTCCTTTTCGTTCTGAGTGCGCTCGTATTCAGCAAAGTCCATATCTTGTGGAGCCTTGCTGGTTGAGTCGCTTCCCTTAACTGGATCAATCGGGTCCGGGGCGCTAGTTGTCTTTTTACCGGGCTGTTGCGGCTTGGCTGCAAGCTTTGCTTCAATTTTGCCAATCTCCTTTGCCTGGGCAATAGGTGATAGCTTCGCAATACGTGCGGCCTCCTGCTTGTTCTTACCAAGGTGGTAGGCGATTGCGCCAGGATCTTCAGAATCAGCCATAGCGATAACCATATCGCGGGTGATTTGCAGGTCCTGCTGTCCGATTACTTCATCAAAGTCCTTGTGGCTTTTGCGCGTTTCGTTGAACGCGTCCTGTACATCTTCAAGGGCTTCATTGAACTCAGTGTCCTGGTCGTCTTTGTTACTGCCGTTGTCATCATCGGCTGCGGCCTTGTCGTCCTTCTTGCCTTTGGCGCCAATCTTCTGATCAGCTTTCCAATCGGCCAGGGCATCAAGGTACTCGTCATAGCTATCAAAGTCTGACGGATCAGGTTCACCTTCATCGTCCTGGGTTTCAGGCTTAGCCTTGCCACCCTTCTTGCCTTCAGCCTCTTGCAGTTTACGCTCTGCCTCTTGGGCTCTGCGCTCTGCTTCAGCTGCACGCTTGGTCAAGCGGTCAATGCGCTTCTGAAAACGGCCACGGCCTCGGCGGTGGTTCGCTTCCTCGCCGGCATCGTCATCGGCGTCTTGTTCATCGGCATCATCCTTGCCACTGTCCTTGTCATCATCCTGGCCTTCCTGCTTGCCTTCATCCTGCTTTTGGGCGGTGGCCGATTCATCACCCTCAATGTTTTGATCCTGAGATTGCTTATCTGCCTTTGCAGGCTCTTGTGCTTGCTCAGTCTCTGCGGCCTCGGTAGTAACAACTTCAAAGTTGTCGGTATCAGTGGCTTTGTTTTCGTCTGCCATGCGCGCTCTCTCCTGTCGCGGATTGTTTAACCCCATGAAGCCATGGGTAGCTTATAACTACTTGACATTATAACGTGAAAATACTAATGAGCAATCACGTTAAGCATTCCCTTGGCTCTGAGCCATTAACTCGGCCATAGCCTCAGCAACCAGGTTACGCACTGTTTCTTCCAGTGAGCCAGGGCCGGCCATCATGGCTGCCTGCTCTATTTCTGCCAACTTCGCTTGTGCTTCAGCTGTCTTAGCTTGTGCCATTGCCATATCGGCCTGGGCTTTCGCTGTGTCTGCCTTGGCTTTCTCCATATCGGCTTGAGCCTGCGCCATATTGGCTTGCTGTTCTGGTGACGGTTGAGGCGGTTCAATACCTGCTTCCTCCATTTCATCCTGATCGAGAATGCCAGGCGGCAATGTTTTCTGTAGTCGGCGTGCAATATCCTGCGCGCCAGGCCAATCCATATTCTTGGCGATAAGATCAAGGACCACGCCACCAGCTGCCGGCACTGCCTGGACAAACTGCATTAAACTGTCTGCTGCCTCCATGCGCTGCGTTTGATAGCTTGGACCAGCCTTCACGGTCACATCAAACTTACCTGCTGCAATATCGTTAACCAGGACAGGCTTCTGAGTTTCCTCATCCATGACCATCTGATTTATCTGAACCCAATCACCTTCACCATCCTGGAAACGTAAGCGCAACACTCGGTCACTGTCATACACTCGCGGGATAAGCTCAATCAGGATCTGGCCAACACGCCGAATAGCCCGGCTCAGGTTGTCGATATAGGCAAAGGTCCCGCGATCACCCTGGCGCTGGCGTGCAAGAATAGCCTTGCCGCTTTGTTCATTCCCCTGGGCGCCAACACTAGCATCATACAATCCAATGGTGGCCTTCATTTCATCGGTGGCACTCAATGCAAGCTGAAGCTCTGCCGCTGGCATACTGGCCGGCATATCACGCTGAGGACGGTCAACACCAGGTATGGCGTTGTAGCGCAACACGCTTTGGTTTTTGCGGTTTGCCTGGTTCCATTCTTCCTCATAGCCTTCAATGGATTCTGCCGGCGCTACCCATGGTGCCTTGGGTGCCAATGCAACGCGCTCGGTTGCTGCTGTCATCCAGTAGTTGTGCATCCGCTGTGCATCTTTGCCAAAACGGATAAGCCCACGGTAATAAGTCTTGTCACCAATAACCATTTCTTTACCAAGCACTGGCGCCACAGGAATGGTTGAGCCAGGCCAATCAACCGGACCTTCTAGCACATCGTATGCAGTGACCTTCATCCATTTAACTTTGTACGTTTTGACGCGTCTTTCACGCGTGACTGTCGTGCCAAGGTCGCGCAACTCGTCAAGCACATCCTTTACTTCATCTTCCCACACGGTACGGCCATCACTGAGCAATAACAGCTTGCGAGTTACCGGCTCGCGGTAGAAGTATTCAGATACACGCACACCTTCTTCATTCGTCCACCAGCTGTATTCACCACGCTCAGCATCACTAAGATCACCAACTGCTTTACCTGGGTACCGCTTGTTGAACTCGGCCTTACTCATGCGCTCACTGATAAAGCACCAGTTGGCATCACTGTAGTCTGGCTCTGTTGCATCCGGGTCCATTAACACAGCAAACCGGTTGTGAATGCTCTTAATGCACAAGTCCAGGTCAAAGGCGTCATCAGTGCTGTACTTGGTGAGCACGCGCAACCAACCAAAGCCACCTTCAACGGCGTGCTGGAATGCGTTGTCATAGTGCGCTTCTGCGTTGCTGGTGTACTCGATGTTGCGGATCAGGCTCTCATACACTTCTGCCAGGCTGTAATCAGAAGTACCGGCCACGTTTGGTACCTTGCTGGTATCCTTGGTGGCATTGGCTTCAACTGGATGCACCTGGATTGCCGGGCGGTTCTGGCGCTGATCACCCAATACCTGGTCAACGTATTGCGGCAATTTGTTCAGCGTCAAACATGGGCGGCCCTCGTCCTCACGTTCCTTGCGCACAGACTCAGGCCATTGTTCGCCGGCCAGGAATGAAATATCCTCCTGGGCTGCATCAAAGTTATGCTTCCAACAAGTAACGGCGTGCGCTGCTCGCTCTCGTATTTCCTGAAGTATTGCCTCTTGGCTGTCATCATCCCTGGTCTTAATTGGTTCATTACCTGGTAGCATGGCTATCTCCTGTTACGCGCCCATCCAGCCACCGGTACCCATAGGCATTGGTTTGGCTGGCTTCTTCGGTTCTTTGTCTTTCCAATGCAAGCCCATCTGCTGGATTGCATCAGTGTAGTTTGTTGCCCACTTAGGCCCGGTCTGATCCTTGAAGGTTTCATTGTCGTGATCCCATTCACGGCGCAATGCCTTGAGGCCATCCCATCCCTTTTCACACCTGGCGTTATCAATCCAGATACGCGGGAATAGCATCTTCAATGCGTTGATACTGTCTCGCTTACTCTTACAGCGCTCAACCAGGGTAAACTTGATACCCATGGTCTTGGCTACCTCAATGCGGCTGCGCTTGGTCATCAGGTCACGCACTGCCAGATCGTGAGGCCCTAAGTGTTCAGCGTATCGAATGCCGTACTTGTCGGCAAAGTCATGCAGCCAGTTGATATAGTGCTCCATGCCTTCGTTGTTGTTGCCATAGCAGGCAATCATGCGTAGCTCTTTGCGGTGCGGCTGCATAAGCCACACAACCATATCGTCATTGATACCAAGATCCCAAAACGTGTAAACCGGCAATGACTTCTCAACCGGTATGGCACAGTAGCGGCCTTCCTCAATGAGCAATTCAACCTCTTTCTTGTACACAACGCCTTCAGCCAGTGCCTCATCAGGGTTTTGCTGGTATTGCGAGCTAAACATATACGCGTCTGCTTTCTCCATAGCGAGTAACACCTCTGTTGGTTCTTTGTCTGGCCAGTAGCTGGTGCGCTTGCCGGTGAACTTAGTGTCATTGATACACGCCTCGCGCATATCCTCCGGCAACGAATCCAGGTACTCCCTGTCAATGAGCGCCGGGACCTTATACACAAGGTAGTCATCTGGCGCCTTGTCACTTAACAGGAAGTCGGTGCTATCACCTTTACCTATGCGCTGCTGAACCATAATGATAGGCACGCCATCATGCGCCAAACGTGAACGCACGACTCGGTTCAGCTGCTTGTTACCCTTATCCATCACCTTTGCGCTGTTCTGGTCTTTAGGTGGCATAGGGTCATCAAGGATAAGCGCACCGGTAAAGCCTTCTTGCATGAAGCCTGCCCGGCGTCCTGTTACCTGGCCGTTGATACTGGTCCCAAACATTCGGTGCATATTGTCGTTCTGGTCATGGTACTTCCAGTCACTCTTGCCTTTGGTGTCCTTGCTTTGCCTCATCGGCCACAGCGATTGAAATTCCTCGCTGTCGATGATCTCTTTCACCCTGGCACTATTCTCTGTTACCAGGTCATCAGAATAGCTAAGCGGTAGCCACCTGGTTGAGCGGCCCTCCTTGATACACTGGATGATGCACCACACAGGCCAGTGTATTGACCATATCTCTGTCTTTGTTGAGCCTGGCGCCACATTCACAATGCCGCGCTTAATCTTCCCTTGGTAAACCTGCTCAGCAAGCTGGCACTCATAAGTGTGGTGCCAGTTCTTCCTGAAGTATTGGCCCTGCAATAACTGGAACCAGATACGCATGAAAGCCTCAAAAGAGGCTTCACTCATCACCTTAACGGCTATCTTCTCCGCGTCCGTCATATCCTCCCACTTCAACAAGCGGATAGGCTGCCCGTTCGGCAGGTGCTCAAGATCACTCATAGGCGCTCAAGTACCTTGTTGATAGCCGCTGCAATATCAGGTGACTTCACATCAGCCTGGATCTGCAATGGCTTACCATCCTTACCGGTTACTTCATGCTTGCTCGGCGCGTTCCATCCTTCCAGGTCTGCAATCTGCTTAATAGCGCTATGCGGATCATGAAGCTCAAGCTTTGGCCCAAACTTGGTGGCAGTCACAGACTTGATTGCCGCTGATGCTTCTGGCGTTAGCTCATCACTGTTCTTGATTCGCCATACCGTTTGCTTTACCGGATTGCCACCTTCATCTTCACCAACAACCTGGTCAGCAAACTCTGCAATATCAGTCATTGTGACGCGTGCTGCACGTGTAAGCCTTTCGAGCGCCTCCTGCCTTGTCATTACTGCATCACTGGCGGCTGCATTCATCAGTGACTCATAAAACACTTTCACCTTAGGATTACCAAGGATCTCACTCACGCTTGCATCAGCTGTCTCTGGCTTCTTTGCTTTACCACCAGCCGCGTAATACGCCTCACGCTGGCTCATCTTCCCTGTAGCCAGGTTGATAACAGTCTTACGCTGAAGCGGTGTCAGCTTACTGCCAAGCTCAAGCTGTTCTTCTGTCAGCGTTACACTCATGCCTTCTCCTTATGCTGGCAAGGTGAGCTCTGCCCACATCAAATACCATTCAACACTTGCAGGGTTAACTGTCCCCTGGTTAATAACATGGACCATATACACGGTGTTTGGCTCAAGAATGCGAACAAAGCCCTCTTGGTTGAACTGGCCAATTACTGACTGGCCATTACCACTTGCGCCTGGCATGTACACTGGCGCGATACCTTGCCCGTCTGCTGTAGTGGTAGGCGCCTCATATACCTTCACAGTTGAATTGATAGGGCTGTTGCCGTTTCGCTTACCAACCGTGAGCGGTGTTCCATTTGCTGATACCGTTGGCGCCTTGAATGCCTGGTACTCCATTTCATCGCCATTGGTAGTGACAACACGCGAGTAGACAACAACGCGCTTACTACCGGTAACGAATAACCACTTTGCCTTTCCACCAGCATTGGCAACTGACTGCTTACTGGATACTTCAAAGACAATGCCGTTTTCAATGCGCTCTTGCACATCATCAATAACGGTACTGTCGATATTAGAGTTGTTCATGGCTCAATCCTTCTTTGTTGGATATTCCTCATCGTCCTTACCGGTACTGAATGGCGCTTGACCGTTCTCTGGTTTCCAGTACAAACGATGCTGGAACCACTTTTCCATAATAAAGATTGCCCGGCCTCCCATGTGGCCGCTAATCCCGGTTAATGCTGCTGTCATGTAGAAGCTCATACCCATTTCTGCACACAGATACGCGGTAATGAGTCCAGCAAAGCCACTTATGGCCCACTCGCCAACAAGCTCAACCAGGGAAAATGGCGTCTTGGTTTTTCTGACTCGGTTAATGTAAGACACGGTGCCACCCCATATCGCAAGGAATATGAACCACAGGTACCCAAGGCCAGCATCAACCAGCATCTTGATAATGTTTGAACCGCCTTGACCGTCAGGCATACGCTACCGCCCCCATATTCCAGTTAGTTTTGACCTGGGCCGCCACCTTTCTGATCTCATTTACCAGGTTGATAGCCTGGTCAACGGTTTCAATCACGGTGATAGCCCCCTTAAACCCTCCATGGAACTTCACTTGCGCCGGTGTCAGCTTGCGCTTGCTCGGAACTTTGTTCCCGTCCTTAACTTCTACCAATACGGTAATGCCACCATAGCCAACAACCAGGTCAGTCATGCCATCATGGGCGCTGCTGGTGATCTCCACGCTCACCCCCATGCTGCGCATGACCTCAACCAGTTCTTGCTGGTTCGCATCAGTCTTTGCTGCTCTGCGTGCCATTCATTCTGCTCCTTAACGCATTTGCGCCGCCCTCAAAAGCGCCACCACCAAAATAAAACAAGACTATTGTTAGCATAATCTCGCCAATCCAAAACTCTGATATAACACCTCTAATGGCAGTTAAATCAAAACCCTTATGGTAGATCGTGCCACCCATAATCATGGCGAATGAAAGCAAGTAGACAAACGTGAATGAAAATGCGAGAACTCGCTGAGCAACTTTGAATGGTGCGTATGCGCTTAGAAGATCGACCTTTGCCTTGCTCTTTGCTGCTATTTCTTCCTCATCTGAAGTGTGAAGGCTATCTATTAGATCGACACCTGACTTAATTATATCTCCACCACCAAAAATAGTTTTCCAGATACTCACGATATAACCTCCATGTGTGGGTAGTCCCAACCATGGAAAGAGCGGCCTTTGTTGCCAAACGTGCCGCCCCATCGGATTGAAATTGATATTTTGCCCTGCTCTTTTAGCCTGGCTGCTGTTGAAAGGATTGTTGCTGCCACCATTGCCAGGTGAACCTTATCCCAGCTGGCCGCGCCATTCAGGTATGCGTAGAAGTCCAGCGCGTTGCCAGACTGGTGATTGCTCAGCTTGTTGTAACCATCGGCCTTGCTTTTGTTATCCAGGAATAGCGAGTACTGTTCTTCAGCGCTTCTTAACCCGCCATGCTCTGGTATGCCAAAGTCGATAGGTGACACTGCCAAAGCCTCGTGAAACACCAAAACAAGCTCAGGATGAACGCCTGCCATCCTGCTCTTGCTTCTTTCACTGAACTTGAACCCCATAGATCACCCCGTTTTTAATGTCAATACAGGATGATTATAAACTAATGTCAATATAAGTCAGCCTCTTTATAATCGGTTTCGCTGCCGCCTCTGCCTCACTTCTCAATGTCACAACTATCTTGCCAGGCAGTAACCACCCGCCTTTAGGTAAAGCTTTTATTGTTGCCATACCGATATGAATATCCTTGCTGGCTATATCTTGCCAGTCTGGTTTCTCTTGTCCTTTCATTGTTGGAATATCCACTGTCAATCTCCAAGTTAACGCGTGCCCCACGCGTGAGGCACACGACAATAGCGCGACTATCTTTAATGACCGGCCACGTAACGGTCTTGATCAAAAGGGATATCATCATCAAAGTCCATTGGCGGCTCATTGTATTGAGGCGGCGCGCTCTGCCTTTGACTTGTCCCCTGTTTTGCCTGGGCGTAACCTCCACTTTGCTGCCCATGGTACTGTCCGGTATTACCGGACTGTTGGCCTTGAGGCTTGCTATCAAGCATTTGAAACTCACCGCCAGGACCGACAACAATCTCAGTAGTGTACTGATCTTGACCTTGCTGGTTCTGCCACTTGCGCGTGCGCAACTTGCCTTCAATGTAAAGCTTTGAGCCTTTGCGTGTGTACTCGCCGGCCACCTCTGCCAACTTCCCGTATAACACAACACGGTGCCACTCTGTTTTTTCTACCGGCTGCCCTGTCTGCTTGTCTTTGTACTGCTCACTGGTGGCAATGCTTAAATTTGCCACGGCGGTACCGTTAGGCATATACCTAACTTCCGGGTCCTGGCCTAAGTTGCCGACAATGATTACCTTGTTAATTCCGCGTGCCATTGCGCTCCTCCAAAGTTTGCCAGGCTTCATCTTCAGCGCTGATAACACCATGCTGGCGGTCAACGCATTCACCCCTGGCTTGTTCAATTACCTGGTCAAACGCCTTTATCAACTCTTGCGCCTGGCCGTTTATTTCGCCGTTCATGTGCTTTTCATACTTCTGAGCCAGTGATCCATATTCACGGCGCGATACATCAAGCAACTCCACCAGCAATTCAATGTTGGCTTGCTGAATCCGTATTAACTCGTTTGCTTTGTGAAGGTCTTTAATTTCTTCCACTGTTACCTCCTTTCCAGCTGCTGCGTATGCCACTTTAAATGGCACCCCCAACTGAAGCATTGTCATTATTGGCATGTAACAAAAGCCCGGCGCATGGCCGGGCCTCCCCTGTTAAGCGCTGAATTTACCTAAGTAAGTGATCAGCTCATAATCTTCAAAGCTGTCGTTCAACAACTCCATGAACTCTTGGCCCATTTCCTCCTGGACTGCTTCAAGGCGTTTAATTCGAGCCACCAGCGCCGGCGCTTCACCACCAGTCAACACAGACAAGCGCAATTCAAAGCTACGCTCTGCCAGGCCGTTGTAAGGAATGCAGGTGAAGCGGAACCCTGAAGGCATACCATGGTCGCTACGTGCTTCAACATTTTCCAGGGCGCTGCGACTTGCCTTAAAGTCCTGAACTTCGTGATCTTCCTTGCGGCTTGATTCGATAGTCAGGCGGCGAACAGCGCTGATAGCCTTGGTCAACGCAATAGCATCACCTTCAGCATTGTATGCCTGGATATGATCACCCCAATCTTCCAGGAACTCAGCCAAGCGCTTTTGTGTCAGCTTGTTACCGTCAACATCCAACACGGCGCGATACTCTGCTGTTTTCTGAAGTTGAAGCTTTGCGGTGTAGTCTGCATGGCCCGGCTGTTCTTCTGTGCCAAGGTTGAATACCGTCACTGCATTCATAGCTTGAGGGTCAACAAAGCAAGCTGCACCGGTGCGGTCATGGTCAGTACAGTAGCGCACAAAATCTTCAGGGCTGATTGTACTCATGGTGCCACGATAGCGAACACGGCCAGCCATGTAGCGCTCAAGGTTTTGAATGTCGAACTTCTCCGGTGCAATAACAACCGGGGTCTGAAGGTTAACTTTATCCAATGCAGCTTGTACCGCTTCTGCTGTTTGGGCCTGCTGGATCTGCTCGATTGCTGATTTATCCATAATATTTTTTACCTTTAAGTAAGATTTTTTACATAGGGCGCACCAGGCGCCCGGCGATTAATTGACTTTCTTGGTGTTCGGGAAAGCGCTCACCTTGTCTGAAGGCTCGCCTTTCTTGTCGAACATCTGCCCCTGGTTCTCAGGGAAGAACGAAAGCGCGCCACGGGTACCAACGTGCATTGGCGTGCTAGTGGAGTTGTCCTCGCTGATTGAGCCTTTAGACGTTGGGCGCTTGTACTTCAGTACATGGTCAATCTGTACCTGGTGACTGCTACCGATCTGCTTAATATCAAGCGTGATACTAACAGTGCCCTTCTTGCCATGGTCGATAACTGACGCGGCCACATCACTGAGGATTGCTGAAAGCTTTTCCTCAAACACGCCACCATCAAGGTCGGCAATAAATTGTTCAACTTTTGTTGACATGGTTTCTTCCTCTTTTTGGTTTCAAAGTTAAGGCTCTCTCAACATCCCAACCTTTGCTTATCCTGTAGGCGATTAAGGATGAAGATATGCCGGTTTTCACTGCCCAGTCTGCGAGGCACATAGTCTCGCCAAAACACTCAATTACAACATTTGTTCTTCTATTCCTTGCCTGATCTTTCATTGAGGCCCAGATACAATTCTCTTTATCGTACCCTTTGGAGTTATCAAGCCGTTCTATGGTTGCACCAACAAAAGGTGGCTCCCCCATATCTTCAACAAAGCTCCAAAAATCACTTGCCCACCTATCGCAAATATCTACAACTCCTTTGTACCGCTTACTACATTCTGAATCTGAAAGGCATCTGCTTCTAATTCCATTCCAGTGCGTATAAGACGGATGAGATTTAGCACCTGTGTATCTGTCTTTCGCCTTTAGCGCGTCCTCAAGGGTCATTCCTTTTGCAATTCTGTGATCTATCTTTCCTGGGTTTTGTCCGTGTGCGATACACGCCTGTCTTTTAGACTTGTACCGCACACCAAAAACATCTACCGGTTTTGCTTTTGCCATTCGCTAGACTCCGCTGTTTTATCAGCATCTATTCTAGCCTTTACCTCCTCCCTGTGTACAGGGATATGTTTTGGGGCGTTAACTCCCAGCTTTACCTGGGAACCATTAACACCAAGCGGGACTATCTCAATCACTTCTCGCCCGGTGTCGATGATTAATTTCTCACTAATACGGCGCGTTAGTATCAGCATTGGCTTCTTCCTTATTTTTCAAGTCCTTCATAGCCCAATACACTTCCATGCACGCTTGAGCATCTGCCAGTGCTGTGTGAGCGTTTTCAAGCTTCTTACCAGTGAAGTATTCATAAGCTTCTTCAAGCTTAGGGTTTTTGTAGCCGTACTTACCCTTTGGCAAAAGCTGCATGATAGGCTTCGCCATAATCATGGTGCATTCATGGCTGTCTTTATCTGCCCAATCATCCATTAAGGTTTCAGGATGGCCGTAACGCTTCAGGCCAATACGGATAATGCGCTGATCAAACGTCTTATTGTGGGCCACACGCTTTGCGCCACCCCACATTTGAGTAAACAGCACAAGCGCATCTTCTTCGTTAACACCAACCTGCTTGGCAATTTCTTCAGTGATACCGTGAATCTCTGATACCTCAGCCGGTATTGACCAAGCGCCAGGGGCAATAATCACATCAAGGGTGCTGATAACCTTGCGGGTTTCTTCATCAGCCAGGATTGCACCAAGCTGAACCATGTGAGGCTGGTGCTCGCTGTCGCTTGGCACTTTCCAGTCTGGCAAGCCGGTTGTTTCTGTGTCGTAAAAGATAATTGGTTTCATGGTTTCTCCTAATGGCGGCACAATGGCCGCCTTTGATTTATTTAACTGTCACTACAAAGCCGGTGAACTCATCACCAACAATATCAACCGAGTACTGATCCATAAGCAGGCTTAGAATTGCACTGCTGTTAGAGCTATCACAAACAACCTTGATAGTTACTTCGCGGTCCTGCTCTGGTTCTTCTTGTGGTGCAACCTCCTTGGCTTTCGCCTCTTGCTTATGGTGAATAGCGTCAATATCAACGCCTGGGAACTTCTCTTTTCGCTCAGCTTCCGCCTTCGCCGCCTGCTCGGCTGCTTCTTCTTGCTCAGCTGCTTGTTTGGCTGCCGCTTCTTCAGCTTGCTTTGCTTCTGCCTGCTCAACCATTTCAGCCTGAGCCGCCATTGTTTCAAGCTGAGTAATTACCTGCTTATGAGCATCAAGCGCTTCCTGGTGGCGCTCACCAAATTCTGCTGCTGGTGGCTCGTAATTTCTCAAGCTGGCAATTTTGGTGAGTATTTCACTCGCTTTCTTGCCCATTAAATCCATAGGGATCATGCGTAGCTTGTTGATACGCTCGCCAATCTGCTGCTGAAGCTCCATTTCCTTGCGCGCATCTTCTGCTTGTTTGCGCTCCTTCTCTGAACGCTCAAACGCCAGGCGCTCGGTGTACATTTCATTCAGTCGTTCAAGTGTTTCGTTTTTGGCTTCAGCTGCTTCCTTGCTTAACTCAAAGAAATCTTCAGCGGTATCAATGCTGTCAACTTCCTCAATCATTTCAGCAATTGTGGCGCTTTGCTGGTTGCGAGCGCGAACCACCCAAGAGCGGATACCTTCAATCTTGGTGCGCAAGCGTGCAAGGCGTTCTTCCTTCATGCGCTTTTCGCGGTCATCAAACTCTTTCTTGGCGTCCTTCATTGGCGTTTCGAGCTCAACTAACGCTTCAGTAATGCGCTTTGCTTCAGCATCAATAATACGCCCGGCGTCAAGATATGGCTGCTTAATGCGCTTGCGCTCAGCATCAAGTGAAGTGCGCAAACTAACAAGCTCTTTCAAGCCATCCTTCACAAAGTTGTAGCCTTCCTCGGTATCAAGGCTTGGCACGACACCATAGCGCTCACGCAACTCTGCAAGCGCCGCTTCAGTTTTATTGAAAACTTCTACTTCAACTTTTCCGGTTTCAATGTTAACTTCGTTTAGTGAAGTCATAGGGTTTCTCCTTTTGGATCACTGTCAATTTAGGCCCGGATTATTCCGGGCTTCTTTTTCCGCCACATTCAGGGCACTTACTATCTGGCTTGCCTTTTCCGACAACACCACAATCAGCACACACCAGGTCAACGTCTGGCGCAATCTCATCCATTCGAGCCTGGAAGGCATCAACAAACGGTTTCTTTGCTTTTTCCTGGTCGATACCAAGTACCTGGCATTGCCTTGCGATTTTCTTCAGGTGGCCCTGGTGAACTGTTCGCAACGCTGCCTTGTTAGGTATCTGAGCGTAAGCTTTAAGCTCGCCTTCAGCCCACTCGCCAAACTCCTGGCGATGTTTGATAAGCTCTGCGTCTGCATCATCAGCCTTCTTCACTGACTCTTTAACGCGTGCCGCTTCCACATATCCCTGATCATCAAACAGACCAAGATAAACATCAGCACTAAAGCCAAGCATTGAAAGGCATTTTTTAATTGCATCGGTAAGGCTTTTCTTTGGTGCATCAAAGTCAGTCATTGAGCCATAGTGTGTACCAAGCACATAAGGCGTGTGACCAAAGTGGCTAACTTCACGGCGCTCACCTTCTTCATCCAAATACCAAAGCGTTAACTTGATAGTGTGCATGATTGAGTTACCAAGCACGTTGCCGTTGTGAATGATAGGGCCGCCCTGGTCAAAGCGTTCCTCTGTGATCTCATAGCCCCAACCTTTGCCTACTGGACCAAAAACCTCAGTGGCTCGCTTAACCATGTAAGTGCCGTTAATGCTGGTGACAATGCGCCCATTAAGCTCAGAAGGCTTTGTATAACCTGGCGCCGTTTCGTCAACTTGCTTCCAGATAGATAGGTTTTTATCACTCACGTTTACCTCCTGAATGAATGCTATTAGCAAAAGTAACAAGCCAGTCACTTACTTTTGCATCAGTTAAACCGGCCTTATAAAGCTTGTCTGCTGCCCGTTTTATTGCTTCAGATTCCATCCTTTTTATCTCTGAAAGAGTATTTCTTTTAAGATCATGGTACGGCCTCAAGATCCTTAAAAAATCATCGAAGCATTCTGCATTAGATTGTGGGCACCTTTCAGATACAAACTTACTTTTAGTCCTAAGACCACAAGACAAACACTCTGCCCAGATAAAATCACCAAATCCGTCAGAATCTCGCTCTGACCTTATTGATATGTTATCGCTTCCACACATGCATTTTTTATCACTCATTGTCGTCACCTGGTTTGTACTTAAGCGCTTTCAATGACTGAATTCGGTCATCAATCGTTTTAAGCTTGCTGTTAGTGTCAGCCTTGTTTTTGTCTGCTGTCTTTTCCAGCATTTCAATCTCAGCAAGAACGCGGTCAGTTTGAGGAACAGCAACGATCACTTCATCGGTACCAAGAGGAATATAGCCATACTCGCTCATGTCACAAGTGAACGCTTGAGGCTCATCATTATGCGGTGAAACTTGAATGTATATTTTCACCTTAATTGTTTCGGGTAGGGTATTAGCGGTCATTGCCACTCTCCTTATCGCAGTTTATTTCAGGGTTGAAGTTGGGCCAGTAGCCTTGTTCGACCATCTGGCAGTAATGCGCCTCCTGATCAAGTTGGTCCTGGTAATCCATTGATCCAACTATCCCAAAAAGCCCAATCATTGCAGCCACTAAAGCGGCGTACTTAATTTTCTTCTTCATAACGGCTCACTCTCCGTATCAGCGTTGAGTTGAAATTTACAGCCATATAATACAGGTGTCAATAGTAATGTTTGCTTTTTTTAATTTATCGTTGTAGCATTCACTCGAATCATCAAACCACCAATGAGGAAACGAACATGAACATTGGCCGCTCAGTAAAGGTAGCGCTGGCACAACGCGGTAAGACCGTGACCTGGCTATCTGAGCAACTTGGCATTAGCCGCACGCGCACCAGCACAATTGCTAACTCTGAACGGGTAAGCCTTTCCAATATTGAAAAGCTGGCTGCAATCTTTGAGCTCACTGCATCTGAATTTATTGCATTGGGGGAACAGGACTACAACAAGGAATAACCATGGCACGCATACGAACAGTGAAGCCTGACTTGTTCAGGCATGAGGACCTACACGACTTAGAACTAGAAACCGGTCTACCGGTTCGCTTGGCCTTCATTGGCTTGTTCTGTGTTTGTGATAAAGCCGGGCGCTTTCGCTGGCGCCCAAAGCAATTGAAGCTGGATATTTTGCCCTATGACGATCTTGACTTTGAGCGCGTGATTGACGCGTTAGCCTCGCGTGAATTTCTCGTGAAGTACGAAGTTGAAGGTGAGTTTTACGGGTGCATTCCTACTTTCACGCGCCACCAGCACATAAACAACCGGGAAAGTGAGTCAATGCTGCCTGATATGTCGGATGGTACCCTCATCAATGAAGGTACCAAGCCTGAAAGCCCCGTAATTGCTAAGCCTGAGAAAGCAAACAGCACTATTCCTATCACGCGTGAACAACGCGTAGAGCACACCGCAGAAGGGGAAAAGGAAAGGGAAAAGGAAAGGGAAGGGGAAAGGAATAATATGTCGCGCCAAATACGCGACCAGGTGAAAGAAGTTTTCGACCATTGGATAACAACCATGGGGAAAACATCACAAGCCAAGCTTACCGATAAGCGCAAGAAGTGTGTTGAGGCAAGACTCAAGGAAGGCTACACGGTAGACCAGATCAAGCAGGCAATCGAAGGTTGTGCAAAGTCACCTCACCACATGGGGCAAAACGACTCTGGTACTGTCTACGATGATCTGACTTTGATTTGCCGCTCTGGCGACAAGGTTGAACAGTTTGCCAATAACGTAGCCAAGTTCACACCGACTTACCTCAACGGGCCAGGCACTGAAACCCTAGAGCAATTTGAAAGCCGCGTAAGAAACCAGGCCGATAGAGCCAGCGCGATGATTGACGACTTACCAGACTAAGGATCAAACCATGACAGTGATTTGTGATTATTGCGGCCAGGCTGCAAACCTTGTGACAGGCGAAGTGATTTACCCTCACCGGCGCGACTTGTACCACCTGAAGTTTTGGCACTGTGACAACGGGCACCCGGCTGCATACGTTGGATGCCATAAGCCTGGAAACGGGCAAGGTGACGGTGATAAACCACTTGGCAGGCTGGCTGATAAGGTTTTGCGAAAAGCCAAGGGGAATGCTCACCAGTCTTTTGACTGGCTATGGCAAGACGGGATCATGAAGCGCAATGACGCCTATGCCTGGCTTGCTGAGCAATTAGGAATTAACCAAGAGGATTGCCATATCGGACTTATGGACGTTGCTACCTGCAACCGTGTGGTGGATCTATGTATGAACAAACTTGAGGAACACCGCAATGCAAAAGCCTGACTTCCCTCACTTCACCGCCGTATGGTCTGCAACTTGCGAGCTATACGGCAAACAACCAAGTGACGCCGCGCTAGGTATGGCCTTTCGTGCGCTTTACCGCTACGACCTGGCAGATATTAAGCGCGCCCTGGATGCGCATATCAACGATCCTGGTGACGGGCGATTCATGCCAAAGCCTGCCGACCTGGTTAGGCACATTGACGGTGATCCAGAAAGTCGGTCACTGCAAGCTTGGTCAAAGGTTGAAAGCACTATTGAGCGCGTTGGCTCATACGGAACAGTGGTATTCGATGAGCCTGCAATCATGGCCTGCATTGAGGATATGGGCGGCTGGATAGAGCTCTGCAAGATCACCAATGATGAACTCCCATTCAAGCGCAATGAATTTACCAAGCGCTACAAGGGATATTTAAACCGACCACCTGAGCGGTACCCGTCAAAGCTGATCGGCGTTACTGAAGCGTCAAACTCACGCACCGGACACATGGACGCAATACCTGAGCCTGTTCTTATCGGTGACACGCGCCAAGCTTTACTGGTCCACCAATCAGGATCAAACCAGAAGAAAGGCCCGGTATCAATTAGCCAGGCAATGGAAATGATGCAACTGGAGCATAAGAATGAAGATTAAACCTTTCTCAGAAGTGCCAAGGCACGAATGGCCAAGGGAAAACAAAAACCTGTTTAAAGTGTTTTTATCAAGTCAGTTCCTTGTTCAGGAATACCGTGAAGATGGCGTTATCAGATTAAGCATTTGTCAAACCAAGCGAAAAGGCTCCAAGTGGGCTGACGGAATAACCTGGGACCAACTTCAGGAAATTAAAAACGCAGTTGGGTACCACGACAAATGCGCCGTTGAAGTTTTCCCTGAGCGATCAAAAGTTGTGAACGTAGCAAATATGCGTCACTTGTTTGTTCTTCCTGAACGCCCTGATTTTGCATGGTGATTTATGGCAACTGAAATAACACTGGTGAAGTGCCAGGACGGATCATTGCGCCCGGTAACACAAACCGATCAGGACCTGGTTAAATCCTGGAAGCTTGGCCAGGGTGTTCGCGTCAAGGCTGTCATGCTAAAGCCGCGATCAATCCAACACCATCGGCTGTATTGGGGCGGTCTGCTTGAATTAGCTTTTGAGTATTGGGAACCGCAAGGCGGCCTAATAAGCGCCAGCGAAAAAGGCACGTTACTGAAATTCTCCGACTGGCTTGATCGTCAAGGCGGCAATTCTGGCGCTATTCGCCGCGCCTGCAAGGCGTTCTTGACTGAGCTAAGGCAAAGGCGCGCCCAACACATAGAAGCGCCTGAGAAGTCAAAACAGGCCCTTCACGAATGGGTAAAGATTGAGGCTGGTTATTTCCGCTATGAAGTAACACCTACCGGATTGCGCAAGGTTCCACTATCAATCAACTTCAACGCTATGGACCAGGATGAGTTTACCAGGTTCTACAAAGCCGCCTTTAGTGTGGTCTGGAAGTTTATTTTATCCAGGACCTTTGAGAATGAAGCACAGGCTGAACAGGCCGTTAACCAACTACTGGCAATGGGTTAACTATGAAGATTGTTTCAAAGAAGCTGCGCGATAGCGCCAGGGATGAAGAATGCACGCTTCAGATAGTTGGCGTGTGCAACTTTAACTGGCAAACCACAATACTTGCTCACCTTCCTGACGAATCAAACGGAATGAGTACCAAGTCTGACGATATTAGCGCGTGTTATGCGTGTCACGCTTGCCATGATGCAATAGATAGGCGTAACAATGACGCGTTAATGACGGGTGAAGAACGTGAATGGTACATGCGCCGGGCAATGGTTCGCACCTGGCGCCGATTGATTGAGAAAGGGATAGTAAACATCAAAGGAATTAAATAAGGCCCCGAAGGGCCTTTTTTTAAATGTAAATTCCCTTTTGCTCCATCCGCTGTTGTGAGCGACTATAAACCGCCGCAAGCTCTGTAGCAGTCAAAGCCCTATCGAATACAATAAACTCAGCAACCTCACAGTCAGCGCCTAAGCTTGTGTAGTAATGATATGAGCCAATAGCAAGATTACGACCTGACTCAAGATTTGCTCCAGCTGAAACGTGCTCATCAATAGCTGCTCCTGTAGTATTAGGGCAGTAAGTGATCTGCTTTCCATTCCCAACTGATAGAGCTGCAAAAATAAATCCAGGGGATATTGGTGATAAGCTTCTCTGAGCCATCAAGTTTGTTGTTGGTCTGCCATTTGAAAATAGAATTTGCGAACTAACATCATTAAACATCGCAAAGCCATCTACAGTTTGAGACTGCTGAAGCGTACCAAACGGCATTACATCGTTACCGGCTGTATTTTCCTGTTTAAACACAACGCAAATGGTTCCTTCAGCGCCGGCGCCAAACAAGATACCAGTATCAAGCGAACTATCTTTATCGACCACAACACCTTGGCTGGTGAATGTAGGATCGCCAGTGAACGGAGTCAGGTTGTATCCTGTTGCGCGAAGGTTCACATAGGATGACTCTGAGCCACCAAGCAGATAGTGCGCAAGCGCATCACCCTCAACACTGCGACCACTCGTTGAAAGTGAAGCGCCATCCAAAGTTGGTAGGTTTGGATTGTTAAAGGTGACACCTTTTAATTTAATGACCATAGCCATAGTTTTTCTCCTTAGATCAATTCATCAAACATGACACACCAGTTATACAATGGGTAGTCTGTGCCTGCATAAGTAAAGTATTCTGGTGCGCTGTCACGCAAGTTTCCGCTGCCACCGTTATTGTGAGTTAAGCCGGTACCGATATAATCAAGACCATATCGAATACCGCCACCTGCACCTGGCGCACTTGCCAGGGTTAACTTAACGCGAGTCTGCCCAACAAGCTCCACTGACAAAACATCAATATCACCTGAATCGTCATAAGCGGCAAAACCATAATCGGTGGCCAGGCCAAGCGTTGAAGTATCCAGTTGCAATGGTGGATCTGGAACAAAGAAGTCGATAAGAACAACTGCGCCCTGTTGAGTGATTGTCTTTGGCCTTACAGGCTCCCACTCAATACCATCAAAAACTACCTTTTTGTAAACCTTGCCAAAGTAATGACCAAGCCATAGGTATCCAAGGTTTGTAAGGTGAACTGCATCAGTAGCATAAGGCACATGATACATTGGCGTAACCAGGTAAATGTCCTGGCTTTCCTTATGACAGTCCAGCTGAGCAAGAGTTACATTTCTATAGCCCTGGCGAACATAACAGGCAAGCTGATAAGTAAGCAAAGGAACCCTGTGAGTTTGCCCGGTGATCGCCTGCGCATCCGCCTCAATGTCTGCTTGGTACTGAATTAAGTCATTCTTGTATGCCAGCCTTGCCTTTGAATTATCAAACTGATCGTTCTCGCCCTGTATCCACCCAAGCGCCTGGACAGCATAGGTTTTACCTTGAGCCTGTGATAAATCAAAACCAGCCTGAACGTGTGCCGTGTAGTAGTCATACCAAGCACTACCCTTATACAGCTGATCAATACGGTACCCGCCATGACCAACTGTGGAAGAAACGATTGCATAACCCTGCTGATCATAAGCAATACCATCTTCAGACTCGATAAGGTGAGTAGTGAAGTTTGCCGCACCTGAACAGCATGTTTCACCACGGTTTGTACCACCATCTGGCGCCGGGCTATTTTCATCCTCCACCAACGGCTTGAATCCTGTGAGCTCATCAAGATCAGACCTTGGTCCACCATCAAAGGTTAGGTTGTCGTATGGCTGAGAAGTGCTAATCACCGGCTTACCTGTCGCGCCAACCGAAAGAGATTGACCACTAAAAATAAAGTGGTTGTGCTCCATATCAATGCTTTGCTTATCTCCTTTCTCAACCGGCGCTGTTTGGAATGTGAGCCCACTTCCAACAAGCGAACCATCATCCTTAATGCCAAAAGCTATTTTTTTATCCTCATCAACAATGGCATACACATAACCATCTTTAACATTGAACTCATCAGGGAAGATGCCGACCTTTTTCACACCATACATAATGGTTGAGTAATGCGGGTCCATCATTGTCTGGCCTGTTTCTGACTCAATGCCAATGGCAATATCACCATTTTCATTGACAACAACTGGCTGAACCGCCTTTCCTGTTGCCTCAATGCGCTCAATTCCTGCCGCCCAAAGCTCGCCAGTGTCAGAATAAAACCCAAGCGCCATCTTATTTGCTTCATCCATAACAATAGGCACTATCTCAAGTTCTTCTTGAGTCTTGTTGTAATTGTAGATAGCCAGATCATAAACAAAGTCATTCAGGCGGTTCATTTCAAGCCATAGAGTTGACCACTCGCTGTAGTTTGTTTTAACCCATGAACCTGTACCAGTGGCACCTGATTTACGGTATCGGCCATTGTTATTCGTGTCAGGATCATTCGTTACATCAGCAAGCGTGCCATCTTCAGGAACCAGATCAGCGTTAAGGGCTGCAAGCGTTGCATATCCTTTCACCAAGCTGGCGCTGGCGCCTTTTAAATTTTGCACATCAATGGAAAGCTGAGTAATACCATCCGCGTTATCACCGGTTACAGTTTGCAAAACACTGATATTTGTATCGTGCTCAGCATCTTTTTGTTTCAGTAAAACGATGTCGCCTTTAGATACTGCAACATCGTTGTAAACAGCGATAAGCCCATCTATCCAGCCAGGTGTAATAACACCAGTTGAACCTGCAAGTGGAACCTTGTTTGCCTGTGGCGTGATTGAAACATTTGTCGAGCTAAAGTAGTCGGTGTTGTAGTTATCAACCGTCCACTGAAGCACATCGTTTTTATCACGAAGAATAATCTTGTATGCGCCATCAAGGAATATTGCAGCCTCTCCATTCGCATCCAGGATCACCGGATTTTGCAACTCAACATTAGCTGTTGAGTCTGTGTAACCTGGTTTCTTTTCGCTTGTTCTTGGGTAGTAAAGGTACACCCGACCAAAGGCCAGTGGTTTACCATCCTGACCAAACGCTTTAAACCTAGGCATTGATAAATTGTTAGCCATTGATTTTCCTCTCTACTTATGCTTATAGC